AAAACTGTGGGGATGTGAACCGAAAAGTAAGAGGAAGAAAAAATGAGTGAAAAGAAGACTGGATTTGGTGTTGAAAAACAAAAACCAAATGTGATCATTCATACGGATGAGGTTGGAAAACTTCTGAAGTCTTATAAGAAAGTTAAGAAGTATATGCGGTCCAATCTTTATGATGTGAAGAAAATGGACGGAACAGAGACTAGAGTTTCTGAATTGATTGATAAGTATTATGATCCGGATGTCTGACAATGTTAGGAAAGCATTATCTACTTAATTTGTACGGTTGCCCGTTCACTCTTCTGAATGATGAGCGTTGTCTTATAGATTTGCTTGAAAATGCAGCCGTAGCAAGTGGAGCAACAGTGGTTCAAACAATCTCAAAGAAGTTTGAACCACAAGGAGTGACTGTATTGACTCTCTTGGCAGAGAGTCATATTTCTATTCATACTTGGCCGGAGACTGGTGAAGCGGCTGTAGATGTGTTTACATGCGGAGATGCAAATCCGAAGATAGGATGTGACATCATCATTCACCAACTCTGTGCTACAGACAATACGTTAAGTTATATTGAGAGATGACTTAACTTAATAAAAATTATTGTATCACTTAGATACTATTTTGGTATAAATAACTACCAAAAATGTTGAGATCAACATAAATAGATATGTAATCGTTCATTTACTCTACGGAGTAAACGGAAGTAAGGCGACAGAAGGAACGTTCACGTTCATTACTATCGAATCTTATGTTTGCATTCGCACTACCACTAGTATTAACCTGTACTCAGGCGAATATTTTGATGGCTAGGGTATATGCCAAAAACTATCCATCAAACATAGAGCAGGAATTATTTCACGAAATAAGAGACCTCTCTCCTGAGAAGTGTGAATGGAGAATTTGGCACAAATATAAGAGATAGTGACGGAAGTATGCCACCTGAAGGAACGCTCTATTGTTTAGTCACAAGGAGTATTTCTAATGGCAAAGGCTTGTTATCGTGGTGTGTGGTATGACACTGAAGCACCCAAAAAGGATTTTATTGAATGGCATAAAAATGTAGATGTAAAGGATCATTCTTATCGTGGTTCTCATTACTATCCAATTCAAACAATGGATAGTGAAACCAAATCCAATATTTACAGAGGAGTAATCTAATGCAAAATCCCATGGCACTAGTATGTGAACTGAGTTTACTACAGGTCGTGGTTCTTTTATTTCTTGCAGGAGTAATTCATCTAGTATACAGGAGGAAAAAATGATCAACTCACTAGTTCCACTTGTCCTTATTCAAGCAAAAATTAATAAAGATAAGAAACTAAAAGCTGCTCAACTAGTCAGAGCACAGCAAACCAAATAATCTTCTGGGGGTCTTGACAACCCCCATTTTTTTGTCTATACTGTTACTAGTATTTGAGGGCACATGGACCAAGATCAACTACTTAAAAAGTATGAGCGGTTACAACTCATAGTAAATAATATGGGATTATTGATTGAGTCTCTTCAGAAAGAGGTGGGCGAACTTAAGTCGCCAAAAGAAAATTTTGAAACAGAAATGATCTCAAATCCGGATTTTGTTTTTTATTCGGACGACTATGATGAAGTCTTTGAAGGTTAAGAATTGGAGGAAGAATGAAGCCAGTTAAAGCAAAAGACCTTGTTGAATTGGATGGAAAAATGGGTGTAGTGGTGCTGCAGAAAACACCACTACCACAAACACTAATTTGGCAAGCAGGCAAAAATGATTACAGTGAAGAACCAATTCACACCAAAAATCCCCCAGATGAAACTAAGGCTGGAACTTGGGTAATCGAACAACTTCTAGCAAATGAACGTGGCCACTGGGGTCCACTGGAGCATCCTGCAATCACATTTGATTGTTATGGGTTCGTTCATAATGTTCCAATGCAAGCAAGAACTCACCGCGTTGGTGTATCCTTTGATGTTCAATCTCAGAGATATACTGGGCGTCGTGTTCTGAAAGTTGCTAGTGGGGAACTCAAACCAGAAGAGGTATTTTACGTTCGCCCTCCTGGTCTCTATCTGGACCGTAAAGGGCACAAATACGAGTGGACCCACGGAGACTACCAACGTGAGTTAAGTCGCTGTGTGGGAGCATCTGCGCACTACTCAGACGGTTATTTGAAGGGTGGTATGGCAGAGGAACATCTCCGCGATTACATTCCTCAGAATATTCGTCAGAACTTTGTGGTCTCGTTCTCACTTCGCGCAGCACTTCACTTCCTGGATCTTCGTGCTAAACTGGATGCACAACTTGAAATTCAGGCCCTATGTGAGTGTATGGTTCCTCTTATTAAGGAATGGGTTCCGGAAGTATTTGAATATTACGAAACAAAACGTCTGCACAAAGCACGGTTGTCTCCATGATAGATGAAATTACTGGTATGAAAACATACTTTTTTAAAGATACTTTGACTGGTCATACATTCAAAGTTCTTGCAACAGAGGATGAGATTCAAAAACTTTTCCGCTCAAATCCAGACCTGGAACCATCGGATATTTCAGGATATTTAAGCGAAGAATCTACGTCACTCTACCTTGATACATTCGAATAAATAATCGTACATATAATTCTTAATTATGCCGATATATCCTGTTAAAAATTTGAAGACTGGTGAGACACAAGAGCTCACCATGTCAGTAAGTGACTATGAAAATTGGCGAAAAGAAAACCCGGATTGGGATAAAGATTGGTCTGCTGGATGTGCTGGCGTCGGGGAGGTGGGCGACTGGCAAAACAAACTAATACAGAAGCATCCGGGTTGGAATGATGTTCTTCGCCAGGCATCAAAAGCGCCAGGTTCCAGAGTAAAACCCTTCTAGTATTAAAATAATGTCAAGAAAAAGAAAGTCCGCTTCGCAACAGCCAGTTGGTGCTGGCATGACCGCTAAGCAAATGAAGAGAAAAAAGCCGATCAGCACAGACTTACTTTTAGACATCGAACCACTTACAGATAATCAAGAAAAACTATTCGATGCCTACGATGAAGGTAAACATGTAGTTGCATATGGTGTTGCTGGTACAGGAAAAACCTTTATCACTCTTTATAATGCATTATGCGATGTTTTGGATGAGAAGACACCATATGAAAAAATCTATCTTGTAAGATCTCTTGTTGCCACCAGAGAGATTGGTTTTCTTCCTGGCGACCATGAAGACAAATCTTCTTTGTATCAGATTCCATATAAGAACATGGTAAAATACATGTTCCAAATGCCAAGTGATGCCGACTTTGAAATGCTGTATGGCAATCTCAAAACTCAAGGCACTATTAGTTTCTGGAGCACTTCTTTTATTCGTGGAACCACTTTGGATAATTCAATCATCATCGTTGATGAATTCCAAAATCTAAACTTTCATGAATTGGATTCAATCATCACCCGCGTTGGTGAAAATAGTAAGATCATGTTCTGTGGTGATGCATCTCAGTCTGATCTTATTAAGACAAATGAAAAGAATGGTATTATTGATTTTATGAGAATTCTTCGCATCATGCCTTCATTTGAACTGGTTGAATTTGGTGTTGAGGATATTGTTCGTAGTGGAATCTGCAAAGAATACATTCTTGCAAAAACTGAATTGGGACTTTAATGACTTTTACACATGTTGATTTGAATCTCTCCCCACTTGAGAGGGAGACTATAGATGGTGTTCGATATTATAAAATTCCTAATCTAGACCAACTTCAAAAATTCGTCTCCATTACCTCAGTAATTAGTCACTACAATCGTGAAAAATTTGCTGCATGGAGACGTAAAGTTGGTGATGAGGAGGCAGATAAAATCACTAAAAAGGCAACAAGTCGGGGAACCGATATGCATACTCTCACGGAGATGTATTTGAGGAACCTCGACCGCCCCACTAATGTGCTTCCAATTTCAGAGATGCTATTCCAAATAGCGATCCCTTATTTGAAGCGCATAAATAATATACATGCCCTTGAGGGGGCTCTTTATAGTTCATACCTTGGCGTAGCCGGAACAGTCGATTGTATTGCCGAATTCGACGGAGAATTGGCAATTATTGACTTTAAAACATCTAAACAACCAAAACCCCGAGAATGGATTGAAGGTTATTTTGTCCAATGTTGCGCATATGCATGTATGCTGCACGAAATGACAGGTATTTCTGTTAAGAAGTTTGTGATTATTATGGCTTGCGAAAATGGCGAGGTCGCTATTTACGAAGAATATGACAAGAAGAAATACCTTAAACTTCTAATTCATTACATTAAGAATTTCGTTGATACTGTAACTCAACAGTATGCTTGACGGCTGCCCCATCATGTGGTAAACTATGAGAGAGTCACATAGGTTAGGACATTGCACATAACAGTTCTAGGATACATGGAAGAAGATTTAAAACAAGCTTTTGAAAAAAAGTTTTTCTGTCCATCAAAATTTGCCGAAGAGATCGAAATTCTTGTCAGGGATAATATCGATATGACATATATTGATGCTATCATCTATTTCTGTGAGATGAATTCTCTTGATCTGGAATCGATCCCAAAGTTAATCTCTAAACCACTAAAAGAAAAAATTAAATACGAAGCAATCGAATTGAATTTTCTGAAGAGAACTTCTCACGCCAGACTTCCGTTGTAATTTTATGAATGACACCCTTTGATTGTTATAAAACTTATTTGGCTCTAAAAAATCATTTCACAAAAGAGAAATATGACTACCACAAATACTGTGGTAAAAGTAGAGCATCGCTACAATCTTTCTATAAACGCAAAGATCGTTTCTGGTTTGAGAAACTATCAAGAAACAAAACTGATAAAGAAATTGTAGACTTTTTTGTATCCAATTTTGTATCTAGAGATAATCCGGATACGTTGTGGATTGGGGAAATTATTCGCAACGGTGATAAAGTATATTCGGAATGGAAAAAAAGAAATCAATCTTTAAATTATATCTTCACGGAAGAGACTGAAAAATTATTTGACAATCAAAAAGTTGATGATGTTTTTGATTGTTCTAAGGGTCATCCACCAATTCTAAAGATGTTCCTCAACGGGAATATTTCTCTAGAAACCCTAATAATCTACAATAGAATATTCCTGTTCGGGAATGCCTTTGATAAGAAATTGCAGGATCCTGTGTGGAGTTTGATCTCTCTAAAATTAAAAAAATATAATGATTTCATAAATATTGATATCTTCCATTACAGAAAGAGTTTAAAAAAGATTTTACTCGGAGATTGATATGAGTTTTTTTGATTCTGAAATTGTTAGGGCAGAACTTACAGAGATTTCGGATTTACAAGAAAGAATTTATTCCAACGTGTTTAAGTTTTCTTCCATGACGAGAGAGGAAAAACTTGAGCACGTTGATCTTTTGGATCGTCTGCTACAAACCCAACAGGTTCTTTTCGCACGTTTGAAACTATCTGATGATCCCAAAGCAAAAGAAATGAAAGAACGCATTACTGAATCGGCAACGATGATGGGACTTCCTGCCAATTCTGATGTGGGAATGGTCTTCAAAAACATGGCAGCAGTTCTGCAGTCAATGCGCGAAAAAATTGACAGGACGGGTTCCGACCTGTAGAATGTGGGTAGAGAAGGAGACCCCATGACTGCCCTCAAAGTTGCTGCCGCTGCCCTTGCGGGTGCCATGCTTGCCTCATGTGCTGCTGCTGTTCCTAGGGTTCCTGATGGGGAATACATGTATCGCTATGGTGGAACTCACAGAATGGGTGGCAGTGAACTAACGGAATGGGTTTTGATTCACGATAATAAGATTGTTGGTGCAACATGCCATGCTATTCATGAATATGGTGATGAAGATGATTGGAAACTATGTCCATCGATGGACAAATACAAAATCAAGTCTTATGATCCTGATACGCAAGTGCTTGTTATAGATGGTCCTGCCGCAAATAAACCTCTTCCATATTGTTCTGTAGAGCAGAATAATGCCTATACTGGTGTTGGTAGACAAGTAACTGCAAAGAGATTGTTTAGAGTTGTTGATGAAATCACTAGTGAGCGGATTCGTGGAAATCTTTCTGGTGGAGCACCATATGCCGTATGCGATACTGATCCTAGGTTAATGGGGTTTCTTCTGAAGACTAATGGACCAACCATAGATAAAATGAAATGGAATCATTTTACTAACCGGGGATATCATGCCCCTGCTCCCCATATTGTGTGGGATTGAGGACTATGAAAAAAACTATGAAAAACTTTGCTCTACTTCTTGCGGGACTGCTGTTGCTTCCTGCATGTGCATCACCCCAACCATCTTGGGATGACAAAACAATTAATGAATCTTCCCTAAACAAGATGTGCGTGGGTGGTATTCAAGCAAATATTATTTTTGGACATAATCAACGACGTGATAGTGGGTATTTAAGATATATTATGCAGATGAGAGTAGTTAATGGAAAGATGACCGAGCGCGATTTTATGGGAGTTAAAAAATGGTTCAAAGAAAATTGCCCAGATGGTTGGTAATTCAGCATAAATAGAAGATTGGGCTTGACATCCCTTCCACTCAATACTAGGATAAAGTTGTCACACGTGCCAAATACAAAACATACGGAGTATACAAATGTCTTTTAAAGATCTCAAAAAGCAATCTCAACTGGGGTCTCTGACCGATAAACTGGTCAAGCAAGTTGAAAAACTGAATAATGGTGGTGGCGGTGGTCCTGATGACCGTTTCTGGAAACCGGAAATGGATAAGAGTGGTGTTGGATCTGCCGTAATTCGTTTTCTTCCTGCACCCGAAGGTGAGGATGTTCCTTGGGTTCAAATGTTCTCCCACGCATTTCAGGGACCGGGAGGATGGTATATTGAAAATTCTCTGACTACTCTTGGTCAGAAAGATCCTGTTTCCGAGTATAATCGTCAACTCTGGAACAGCGGAAACGATAAGGATAAAGAAACTGTCCGTAGGCAAAAGCGTAAGCTTTCCTACTACGCAAACATCTACGTTATGCGCGACCCTGCACATCCTGAGAATGAAGGAAAGGTATTCCTATACAAGTTCGGCAAAAAGATCTTCGACAAGATCCTGAATGCTATGCAACCTGAATTTGATGATGAGGATCCGATCAATCCCTTTGACTTCTGGACTGGTGCCAATTTCAAACTGAAACTGGTGAAGAAAGATGGTTACTGGAACTATGATAAGTCTGAATTCGCATCTGCCGGTCCTCTTCTTGCTGATGATGATGCTCTTGAGGCACTCTGGAAAAAGCAGTATCCACTGCAACCGGTGATCGCTGCTGATCAATTCAAGTCCTATCAGGATCTTGAAAAGCGTCTGAAGTATGTGATTGGTCAGAAATCTGCTCCACGTAGGGAAGATCCTGAAGTCGTGGATGAAGAGTCTTATGAAGAGCGTTCTTCTGGGTCTGAACTGACCGATGATCTGCGCGATCAGCTCAACAATCTGACATCATCTGCTGCTGAAAGTTCTTCTGCAGATGAGGATGATGATGCTATGTCTTACTTCCAACGTCTGGTTGATATGTGATCACTCAAACATTCTAATATCATCACCTCTCTTCAAGGTTCTACTTACATACTGAGTAGAACCTTTTTTATATGGCATCAATCTTTCAACATCATCAAGTACAAGTCCAAGATACTTTGGTTTGAGAAGATTGATCTGCCTCTTTTTATCTTCTTGCGCCATTTCATATTCAAAATTTGTAACTGGTCTTGCAACTCCTGCGGAAACCATCTCTTCTCCGCGACCAGGATCAAAATATGTGATAGAGAAATTCGAAGGAACTTTGATGCCTGCATTCATAATCACGACATCCAAAGTGTTGCGAATTTCTACAGTTTCATAGTGATGCACCCCATTATAAAGGTCTTCATATGAACCGTATTTTTCTAGCATAATCTTATCAAAGACCCTCTGAGTGAGTGGCCACTCAGAATGAATGTTCACGATATTGTTTGAAAGTAGAACCACCCAATCAAGGTTTGAATCCTTATATGTTTTGTATGCTACGTTGTCCGGACGTTCATCACCAATAATATCATACTTGGTGAAGAACATTAGATTGCTAAAAATATCCTCACGGATTTTAGCACGTTTAAAAATATTCTTGACTTCTGTGTAGTCAGAGATATTTTTATGTTCCTTATCACGACTAACGTATTCAAAATTGGGGAGATATTTGAAGTATGAATATGATGCCATGATTAGTAACCGATTGGATGGTTTGCTTCTGCCTGATAATCTATGTCGTAGATTGGTTCAATCTCTGTAAATTGCAGTTGCATAGAGTATTGTGCCATGGTTGCGTCAGCATCATCATATGTCATGTAAGAACCGAGGGGAGTGTAATCAACCGCACAGTTTTTTAGAGCGCAACATTTCTTAATCAAATTGAGTGATTGGTGTGTTTGGGAGGAACCCTTGAGGTATTTGATCTCAAATACATATGGTGCCTTAAGAAATAATCTTCCGGCGGTAAGTCTTACTGCCATATTTTCTTTGAAGAATCTGATGATTCTTTTTACTGATCTACCCTCTCTTTCATTTCTTGCAGTCATCTTAAAGGTGAATTGGAAATCCCTAAGGGTTGGTCCCTGGAAAAGCAATTCAAGGTTTGGGTTAATGATCTGTCCAGTTGCCCTGGAAAGAAGACCCTCACCAACACCAGCAGCTTGCTCTGCCATGTAGAGGTTTGCAAGTTTAGGATCTTGCAAAACGTCCTTGGCAAGACCTCCAAGGTTTTGGCCAAGATTGTCAAAACTTTTCGTATCCATGAAATCCAGAGAAGAATTGACAAGTCTTCTTTGCATTTCATTTAGAGACTTTGCTTCCCACTGAACAGAATTGCTGTCTGTAATTGGGGCTTGGACTGGAAGATATGCTGTTGGACCAATTCTTCTATATTTTACATCACCAATTTGTAAACCCCCACCTGCTGTTGTACCAAGAGCCTTCGCCAACTCCCAAACAGTAAATGAAACCCTATCCTGTTCGGGATCCATGTTGATTGGATATGTCAGAAATGCACCACCAAAAGAATCGCTAGTGTCTGGCGATGCAATAGGTGTTGATGATGTATCTCCCGCTTGTGAAGGATCGGTGGCAACTGTATGTGACGCCATTACGTTATAGTGGGTTTGTATTTATTTATTAGAGAATTTAGCGAATGGTATTTTTCGCAGAGTTGAGATCTCTTCTGGGTATATTACATGAAGTTTTCCAACAACTTCTATCCAAGTATACTGTCTACTCTTATTCCAATGAAAATTGATGCCCTTGAATCCCCATTTTTCAATTGATGTTACGGCAACTAATGGGTGTGCATCAAACTCAATATTGGGGGACTTTGGGTAATAGACAAATGTATAGTATCCACCAACCTCAGGAATGAACTCAGTCTCCGTAAAGACTTCCATAATACTCATCATTAATGAGTCTGGGTCTTTTTGATCTGCTGTTTTTTCTAAGAGAGTTTGTATTCTTGCACTCATCCTTTTAGACCCAATTCTTCTTCGGTGATAATTTTAAATTCAATCATATTATCAGCACAGAATTCTTTCGCAGCTTTCCATTTGGATTGATTGACTGCATATGTCTGAACTTCTGTGATGTATGATTTTGTAGTTCTTGACTTTTGCTTTGGTGGTAAGGTAGATTTCTTTGGTTTAACTTCAATCAAATACTTATGCTTCTTTCCATCATTCTCCAGAACTTCGATTAAAAAGTCTGGATAATATCTACATACCTTTTCTTTCACAGGATTCCAATATGGTATTGAAAATTCTTCAGATCCATATCTAAGAACTGCTGGTGTTCTATCACACCATTGCATAAATTTCAGTTCCCAACTACTTCTATAGATTATGTTTCCCGGATTGCCAATATATTTTTCAGGGTTTCTTGGATTAAATCTTCCCTGATAATACTTGGAATCTTTTGGCATACATAATATATACGAGTAAGCTTTATTTATAAATGCCAGCACCAACTCCGGTAATTAAGACTAACTCCGAGATCAAGTCTCTCTTACTGCAACCATCCCTAACCTCACACTTTCAGGCATGGTTAGAGCCTCCGGCGGCCGTAAGACAATACTATGATGCTGAGCACCTTTCTCTATCATGCCACGAGGCAGCTCTTCCTGGTTCTGCAATCATGACTGCGGAATTGAATGATGATTATACCGGTGTTACAGAAAGACTTGGATATCGCAGACAACATGATGAAAGAGCAACCTTCACATTCTATGTGGATTTGGGAGGATCTACGCAGGGTTCATATAGTGTGATCTGGTTTTTTGAGAAGTGGATTCAATATGCAATGAATGATGATGATCAGAGGCGAGATGTAAATCGCTTCTATCGAACAAGATATTCAGATACTTATAGATCACCGGAGATTTATATCAACAAATTTGAACGTGAAATGCAAGGAACATATCTTGCATATACATTCCTGCAAGCATATCCAGTTGAAATGATTACTATGCCAGTCAAGTATACAACATCAGAGTTGATGATGTGTACTGTATCATTTACCTATAACAGATTTATTGTTGAGAGATTGGGATATGGAAGTGGAAATAATACCGCACGATTTGCTGGAAATCCTGCACAAACTCCTGTCAATCAAAACACGAACGCACCAAGTCCCCAAAATCCAAACAATAGTCCTGTCAATGGTGCCGTATATAATGATTTCTTGAATGGCGACACTCAAAGAAACGGAAGAGCAGTCGGCAATCCAGCACTTGATCAGTTTGGTGTAAGAGATCAACTTGGTAGATCACAGGGTCTATTGGGGTAATAAATAAATTATCTGAATTATATTAAGAGATTATGCCTTTACCAAAGATTTCGACTCCGACCTATGAATTGGAACTGCCATCAACAGGAAAAAAGATCGAATACAGACCGTTTTTGGTCCGGGAAGAAAAGCTTCTTGTTCTGGCACTAGAGAGTCAAGATACTAAACAAATTTCTACAGCAATTAAAAACGTAATCAAGAACTGCATTGAGACGAAAGGCATCAAGGTTGAAGCACTTCCAACGTTTGATATTGAATACCTCTTTCTGAATATTAGGGGTAAGTCTGTTGGGGAAGAAATTGAAGTCAACATCATTTGTCCAGATGATGATAGATCAACCGTTCTAACCAAGATCAACGTTGATGATATTCAGGTTCAAAAGAATTCTGAACATAGCAATAAAATTAAACTTGATGACACTTTGATGATGGAGATGAAATATCCATCTCTGGATCAGTTTGTGAAGAGTAATTTTGATCTTGAATCTGATAATAACATGGAGCAATCTTTTGAACTGATTGCATCATGTATTGATAAGATCTATAATGAGGAAGAGGTTTGGGTCGCTGCAGACGTGACCAAAAAAGAACTCAACGAATTCCTTGATCAAATGAATACAACTCAGTTTAAGCAAATTGAGAAATTCTTTGAGACGATGCCCAAACTATCACACACCGTGACAGTTAAGAATCCAAATACTGGAGTTGAAAGTGAGGTTGTTCTAGAGGGACTGTCAAGTTTTTTCGCTTAGCCATGTCCCACATGGATCTTGAAAACTATTTCGTATTGAATTTCTCTTTAATACAGTATCATAAATACTCATTAACAGAGATAGAAAATATGATTCCTTGGGAGCGAGATGTCTATGTGGGTATGTTGAAGAATCATCTTGAAGAAGAACGATTAAAAGCAGAGGCTCAGAAAAATGCCCGTTGATGCAACTGGGACTAAAACTACTGATAATGTTGATGAGGACATTAATGAGGTTATCCTCCGACTTCTTGGGTTGGAGGATACTTTTGACATAGATTATGATACTTACAAGACTCTGCTTAAGCAAAAATTAGTTGAGAACCAAATTCTCACCAGTCAAGGAAAGGGATTGCCATCCGATGAGATGGAAATGCTTACCAACGAATATAGAAGAATTAAGACGAAGATTGGTAGATTTACGATTAAAAGAAAGAAGATTAGTGCAGATGCGTTTCGGAGATCTGCTGCTTCTGAACAAAAGACTCAAAAGACTGACGTAAATACTGCTAAACTACTATTTGGTCATCCTGGAGTAGGAACTCAAGCATCTGGCGTCAGACCAGTAGATAATGAAGAAGAAACTAAAAAGGATGATAAGAGTAAAACATTCGTAGATTCTTTGAAGAATATTGGCGATTCCCTACAAAATATTCTTAACACACTAAAAGATCAGTTCAAATCTGAGAAGAAGGAAGAGGAAAAGAATAGAAGGGAGAAAGTAAGGTCAAGAAGAACAAAAGAAGAAGAAAAATTAGAGAAGAAAAAGGCAAAGGAACTTAAGAAATTAAAAGAACAATTAATTGCTCCTATTAAAGGACCCCTGGAAAGAATTTGGAATTTCATTAAATATACTTTCCTTGGCGCTGCATTCAATTCACTAATGAAGTGGATAAGTGATCCAAAGAATGCTAAGAAGGTTGAGGTTCTTGGTCGTTTACTTAAGACATTTTGGCCAGCTCTACTAGCAGCATTCTTGCTGTTTATGACTCCGTTTGGGGGATTTGTTCGCAGCACTATTAAGTTGGTAGGATTCTTTGCTAAGGGTATGGCAAAGATCATGCCCATGTTGCTGGCAGCACTAAGGAATTTAAAACTCACCGCTGGTGGTAGATTAACTGGTCGCGGAAAGGTTGCAGCAGCTGCTGGTCTTTTTATGGCTGGTGCTGCTATTCCTGCTCTGATGCCAGGAACTGCTGATAGTCAAGAGAGAAAAACTGAAGGTGCTCCTGGTTCCAAAGAAGACAAGATAAAGCAATTACAAGCAGAAAGGTCAAAGGTTGGACTATTTGATCCATGGGGCAAAAAGGCAGAGATTGATGAGCAAATTCATCGCCTCAGAACCGGAGAAACCAAGAGATATGCTGGTGGTGGTCGCATTTTCAGTGGATTTGTTGGTCGCGATACGGGAATTGCTGTATCTGGTGCGGGACAAGATACACAATTAATGCCAGTAGAAGGTGGTGGCAATGCTGTATTGGCCCAAGGCGAATTGGTTCTTAATGAGGAGCAGCAACAAAGACTTGCCAATGAAACTGGTGTAGATCCTGCAAAATTTGTAGTTGGTGGTGGGGGATCAGATGTTGCTGGACAACTTAGACCAGTTGGTGTTCAAGATCCTCTGGGGGCAGTTAAGTCTCAAACTCAAGGATTCTCTCAGGGTGGTATAATTGGTTCTGGAAAAATTGGATCAACTGGTTCACAGTATTCAACGTCAGCAAATTCCGGCAATCTCTGGGATTATTATAGCGAACTCATAAAGTCTGGTAAGTTTAAGGACATTTTCACACAAAAACCAGAACCCGAAAAGGAGAAGAAAGAAGGTGATTATAATAATGTTTGGAATGATTTTGTAAAAAATGCATTCCTAAATCATGGATTGGGTGGTAAGTCATCTACACAAACTCCAACAACAAAGACTACTGTTAGGGGTCCAACAAATGCTGCCAATACATCCACAAGCGGCAAGATTGATCTTGCTATGGGAATGTGGAGAAAGTATAGGGATCAAAAGGACTATAAGAACGCCGACTCAATAGGAAAGAATATTTGGAATCTTAAGTATGGTGCTCAGCACAAAGCAACACAAACACCAAATCCCCTGATGAAGGGATTTGCTACAACACCTGCCACACCATCTCTTACACCAGTATCAGCACCTGCACCAGCAGCACCTAAAGTGCAAGGATATGCTGGTGGAGGAAGAGTTGCACCTGCTCAATTGGGTGCGATTGTTGGTGGAGCAGATGCAAAGAATATTAAATCAGTATACAAGCAATCACTACCACTTCTTTTCCAAATAATGCAAGGAGGTAGATGGAAGGATAAGGGATGGAATACTAAAGAGTTCATGCAGATGTTGACATCGCGCATGATGCAGGAAAGTCATAACTTCACTAAAACAAGAGAACTTGCCAACGTATCACCATCAGATCCAAAAGGAAAGCCTGGGTGGAATTATTTCAATAAAGTCCGTGGTTATGGAAGCAATCCTGCATTAGGAAATAAGGGTGATGCTGACGGATATAATTTTATTGGGCGAGGTCCAGTTCAACTTACTGGAAGAGCAAACTATGAGATGTTCAATAAGTGGTTGCAGAGAAATGGATATAAGGGATATGACGTTATTAAAAATCCTGGATTGATTGAAAAGGATCCAAAGGTTCAGGCATTATCTGTTTTGGCATATATGGAAAATCGCCAGAAGTTATTCCCAGGTGCCAATTTGGCAGAGATGGCTAAGACTGGAAACTTGAGAGACTTTGTATATGCCATTAATGGTGGACATCATGGATTGGATGTGACGAAAAAAAATCTTCAGGGAATTAAGTCTCAGAATGTAAATTTCGGGGCTGCCAAACCACCAAGTATTGTCCCAACAAAACCACAAGCACCAAAGAGAAATTGGGTTCAAAGATTGTTAAATAGACCTGCTGCACCATCTGCAAAACCTGCGGCAAAACCAGCAGCAAAACCTGCGGCGAAACCACAGAGAGCCTGGTATGATCCCCGTGGATGGGCTGGAAAGCAAGACGGTGGCCGAATGGTTACTGAAAATATGGGCATGAATATTCCTGGAGCAACTGCAGACAGGCAATTGGTTGCTCTTCAGCCTGGAGAAAATCATTACATCTTCACTAAGAACTTCGTTCAACGTGGTGGACTCGATGCTGTTGACAATTTAGTTGCACAGTATGATCCACACTCTGCCCCAGCAAAAGATGGTCGTCGTTCACAATTAGCACAGATCAGCAATCAGGTAAATAGGGATGTGCCTGGACCACCAGTTAGAAGTTCAGCAAACGCTATGTCACTTCCAGCAATTAGACAATCCACTATGTCCGGACCACTTGGACAAATGGAAGCGATGGATACTACTGGTTCTGAGGTGCCAATATTCTCCGCAGCTGCTGGTTCTGGTATGCCAGAAAGAAGTAGACTTTGTGAAATCTACGGAATTGTGGGGTAATATCAAATGGCAAAAGTAGACGTATCAAAGTTATTACCATCAGCAAAAAAGACTGCTGGAATTGTAAAGAGAACTATAACTCTTACACCAAGCAATTATGTTCCAATTACAAAATCTCTTACTTCAATAAGAAGAGATGATGTTAATACGGATAAAGATGGTATTGATGATATTGATGAGGTTCATGTTAGAGAAGTAGATAGGGTAGAAACTCTTGTAGGACAGGTTTCTAAACTATTAATGTCTTCTGAGGCTTTTAAAGCGAGACGCGAGGAGCGAGAAAGAAAGCTTCTGGTGTCATCAGACCGCCAAAAGAAGGAAGCAGAATTAGAAGCAGATAAGGCAGAAAAGGGTTTCAACGGACCCAAACTGCTTCGAAAGATTGTGGGTGGCAACATTATTGATGCCATCTATAGATTTTTCATATACACATTTCTTGGAGCAATCTTCAATAGCACTAAGGATATTATTCCACCACTCATCAAAACGTTTGGAAAGGCATTAGATCCAATCGCTAAGATTTTCACATCAATCGTTGGATTGTTATTTGAGGGATTCGTATTTTTTGTAGACCTTGGATTTAAGGTACACGATACAATCAGAGGAACTGTCAAGTTTCTTGGCGGAGACTTTGGAGTAAAAATCTTTGAT